GTTGAGTGAACTAAGTAATACAAAACATCTATTCCTAAATTTAAATGAAATTTCATGGCGCATAAGCATCTGGCTCTTGTCCTGTTAATAACACTCTAATTTTATTGACCCCTGTAAAACTTTTAAATCTTAAATCGTCTGCTCCAGCAGTTAATGACACTATATTTACTTTAATATCAGATCTGTTTTCATTCTTAAAGAAGACATATGTTACAGCGTCACAAATCAGTGGATTGTTATTATCATTAGAAGAATTGGGGTTAGGATGGGTCTTCCATACACTATTTATTCCAAATGGTATTTCAAATTCTAAATATCCACTAGTTGATGTCATGTCATATGTGGCCGTGCTAGTGTACGAAAAATTATTTGGCATAACAAAATAGTCAGCGTATACGTACATACTATCGGCCTCGGAAGCATCTGGTCTTGGACTAAACGCAGCATACATAGTTACGGGGTGCTTTTCCTTCATTGACGCGTTGTAAACCGCCATCGATGTTGTTCCTACCGTAGAGTCAAGTTCAGTTTCCGAATTTACTGTGGTCGCACGTATTTTATATCTTAATCCTCCTCTATACAATGCAAACATCTGTTTCGCCAATCTCAGAAATCCATTAGCTGCATATGCACCTCCAGAAGAAGATGATGTCACAAGGGATGGTAATCTAACAGCTACACTTCCCAAAGATCCTATATACAAATTTGCACCATTTTCACTTTTCTTGATCAATTGAAACGGCACATACTTCTTTATTAGATCTCGTAAACTTGTCACGGGGTCATTAATGGCATAATCTTTTGATAACGGCATCAATTCTCCAATGACTATTATCTCAGAATCCAAGTTGGTCATATATGTGCCTTCCGATCCCTGACTTTCAATTTCCTCAGATGCCTTATCTGTTATTGCTTGCAGCGATACAGGTATCTTTAAAACTATATCTTCAATTTTCATATAAATGACCACAGAAGGTGATTGAGGAGTTTCTCCAATCTTTTGTAGGGCAGCAAAAGTATAATTCAAAAGCAAAGTGCCTAATGGTCTAATTTGATCTATTTTCCCTAAACCTGATGTTACTGTAGTGCCATTTTCTTGATAAACTAAAGACGTAAAATCCGTGTCGTTTATATAAGGAGCATCTAATGTAACACTTGATGTAGTGTTAAAATTTAATAATCCATGTTGCATATTCACTACATTATGATCCGTAATGGCACTTATTTTGGTGGTATCAGCTGTAACAGGCACATGAGCAACCATTAAACCACCACTACAAAAAGCATTACCATTAACTTCTACGCGAATTTTAGCGCGAGCACACCTAAAATATACATATTGCGACAAAATTTGAGCCCATTGTGCTCTCGTCCATAACAACTTATAAATGTCATATGATACATTGGGTGATGAAGCAGAAATTATTTCAGAGGAACCTATTTGTTGCCATCTATTAAAGAAATAATCAAATGTGATATTATTCGAATCCATAGATAATAGCTGATTACCATTAAATTTAGTAGGGTTAATAACGTTGGTAGATCCAATTGTGTCTATAGTTGTACCCTTAGAATCTGCTGTCTCTCCCATTTTCATCAACATCGAGGATGTATTGCCTATAATGTCTTCTTTGCCTTCTGTAATAACTGTCAAGTTATTCGAAAATGATCCAGCTAATTCCATATCCGGTCCCATTCGTTCCAGAATGTTCAATCTAACTTTTGCTCTATCATTTCCGCTACCTACAAAGGGATTAACCACAGTTATATGCATAATACCCAACGACACGCAGCCTGTATAATTACCCGATATCTCTTCATATTTTCGGTTTGCATTCCTACAACATAACCATGGAGCAGCATGCATATAAGGCACTCGAACATGAAATATATATTTATGAGGACTAACATCCATAATGACTGAGTATTGCGAATTTCTCTCACTAGTCTTCGTAGGGCCTACAAATTTTCCATAACAGCCATATCGAAAGTCAACACATACTTTCCCTGTAGTAAATCCATCAGTGAAAAAGATAAATTTATATTCCAAACTTCCCCTCCAAAAACTGTTATACATGCTTGCCACACACATAGGTGATACATTGCGAGCGGTCTCACTAGCGGAAGTTAAAGCATAACATGGTTCCATAGAATAATCATCTATAATGACATAATCTTTAGTCCATGTAGTTACTTCAAAAACACCTCGCAAAAATCCCCAACGACGTCCTATTTCTAATAATGACATTTCATCAGTATCTTCGGATGTGTTATCTGATGATGTAATTTGCTGAGAGCCTGGATTCAAAGTCAATTTATTCATAAATTCTAAATTGCATGAATTACTTAGACCTTGAAAATCTTTAAGTACAGTGGGAGGACACGCTACAGATACTATCGGTTTGTCCATAGTGCTAACTTTAAATTTATTGTCCAATTTATCTCCAGTGATTTCACTAGGTAAGGAAGCTTTAGTAACATGAGACCATCCTTGCATATTTTGTATATGATTGATAGTGTTACCTTGCGATTCTATTTCGTTGTCAAATTCTAAGATATCGTCAAATCCACCATTCTCGATATAGATTTCATCTAATGCATCATATGTGTACTCTGCATATTGTTTCCATTTATTATAAAACAAATTATATGTAGGAAAACCATAGAAATACAAAAATCGCAAAGCAGTATTTACATTGTCTTTAGTTGCTTGATGAGATGGTAATTTCTTACTTATCCAATTAGTCATTTCTATAATGGAAATCTTCTTCAAAGTAGCTTTATAAAAACCATTTTCTGGTCTAAATCCATTAGATAAAAATGACATTTCGTGAATATATCTAGCTTCATTTGTGGTCGAGGCTTGTTTTGTCTCTGGTGTATATGTAATTCCTATTGCCAATAACGCACGTTGTACCGTAGCAAAATTATAAAATGATTTAACACTATCTCTAGGGAAGAACATATTATCATCTCCATATACTTGATATTTAACATTATTGATAAAAGCCACAACATTCTGATATTTATTAGGAGCATTGTATAACCAAGCATAAAACAAATAACATATACCTACCATACTATTTAAAGTAGCAGTCAAATCTGCTCCACTCGGCAACCCTCTATTTCGATGATAAACATATTTTCCTACCACACAATTAGCAAATTTAATTTCACTAACTAAAGTTCGGAAAAACATTAAATCGGATTCTGACTGATTTGGCAGGTTGTCAAATATAAATTGCAAACACATATCCATCAGCTCAGAATGTAATAATCTGTCAAACCCAGAATAATCCCCAGCATAACCAGTGTCACTGTACTCCGTCATATGATTTGCCAGCATTGTCCATTCTAAACTATAAGGGTTAATTCCTATAGATACTCCATTGGAAATGCGATTTTCACAAATTCTCCTACGAAAATCCATAGTGAAATGTCGCAACCAAATATTAAAATCTACTGGAGCTACACAAAATGATCTTGTTTTGACTTCGTCTATCTTAGCTAATTCTCTAGTTTCATCCTTTAGGCAATCTGTCCACAAACTTTCTATGCGAATACCTTTCTCTCCTAATTCACGACGCCTATACAGTCTATCGCTCAATTCTTTTCCAGGAACATACTTGTTGGATGTATTAATTTCAAATAAGTGTCTTTTCCCATCTTTACTTCTTGGATACGGCCAACCTGGTGAAGATTTCATATTAATAGGATCTATATACTTCTCTTGGGTTCCATTTATTAATTCCTCCATACTAAATAATTTTAGCTGTGTTTGGATTTCTCGTCTAAATAACACAGGTAATGCCGTTCTAATCTTATCCAAATATTTCTTCGGTATAAACTTATTTGTTTCAGCGTATTTGTTAACTGCCTTAAATAAAGGTGATACTGAGTAAACATTTCGTTCATCATATGGATCTAAAATAGCTGGTTCACACCTATGTGGCCCACATGACTCAAATATATCACTCTTGACATATTTGGTTTTGGTTGCCATAAACGAATTCTTTTCCAACAAGCCTATTATGGGCAAATCGATATCCACATCTTTTCCTTCTGCGCTAATAATAACATTTCGCAGTCGCTCGATTCCCATTCCATTAACTTGGGGTCCATATTTCTTCTCAGCAAAAGCCACTCTCTCTATAATCAATTCTCTGCTTATAGGTTTCGAAAATCCCTTGGATATTGCTTTTGCGCCTGCTATATGCATTCCCAATATTTTACCAGCTGAACTAGCATGATATAAAATCGCCACGGATCCACAATCCCCTTTTTCCGTACTTAATGCATATTGCAGTACCTTGCCTAGTACGATCTTGCATCCGCTAGCATCATACATTGTGTCGTTGGTGATCATGTCTGTATCTCTGGTGAAATAATTTATAATTTCTCCTTCGTGTTGCTTAACGAGACACATTTCAAATCTTGAACTTAATTGCGCCAATGTTTTACGAGTACAAAACAAGTTTGTTATATCTCTAAATGTTCTCATCCTAGCGCCAGTGTTATACAATACTATATCACATGATCCATAATCTGCATCGGGAAATTCCACTATATTATTTACGTCAAATTCTAATTCAGGTAGGCTAACATTTTTATTGCTTATTATGACTCTACCAGTCATGTAATCGCCTTTGTACATAAATAAATGTCGCGGTGCCATAATTAAATTACCTTTAATAGGAAGAGCCGACATGGTCATTGATCTCACTACGGTACCATCCTCCTCGCATATAGTTGTTATACTCAACATTTGGCTAGCAACTAATTTAGTAACGTTAACAGCTTCCTGATCTTCGCATCCCTCACTTATCAATGTTTTAGCGTCGTCTTTCTTATTATTCAACTGACTCACATACTCTTTTACATTATTATCCAATATAACATTTCCGATTTTCGTTTGATATATAGTTTTATTTGCCGAGGTTTTGACGACTTTATTATTCTTTAACTTACGAGCCAATAAATCGAATTTATTTCTACATCCATTTGTGTAAATTGCTAAGGATAATTGATCGTCCTGCTTAACTGTATTCACAATATCGTCTAAATTATCAATATGTCCTTCTGGCACGTAATAATTATCTTCATTATGAGTTCCTTCCATGTAATCATCATAAAAACTACTAGTTCCTATTCTTACATTCCTATTCAACAGTTCTCGCGCATGTCTTTGATCCAACCATTGTTTATGCCTCGCCTCTTTATTTTTATGACCTGAACTTCCTTCTACCTCAATGTCTTGTTGAGCGGGTTTCCGATAAGCTAGATATTTAGTGGAAAATGCAATAGCAAAAGCGCTTATCATCAATGCATCTTTCAATTCAATATTAACTATGTAATGTTTAAGTGCTCCAAATATAGCTTTGAGTCTCTCACATACATAAGCTTTAAGTCGTTGCCAATATGTTTTATTCTCCAACAATGCTATTTGTAAATCTTGAGCTGATACTTCAGTATTATCTTCTTCTCTAGCGTCCAAAAATTCATTGCGTCTTAATAATCTATTGTAAACTTGCAACACATTAGGATCTTCTACGTGTGATAACACCTCATCCAATTGTCTCTGTACGCGATTATAAGTGTTCGTGCCCATTTGTGACTCTATGTATGCCTCGGTTTCAAAACCCTGACTAACAATCTCCTCTCTATTGGACAAACTGATTCTTCCGTTAATTACGTCCAACGAGTGAGGTCCAAAATTTGTCATCGTATTGATATAACGCGCACGCAATATGTCTTGGCAACCCATATGTTTATTATATTTGCTGATTACGTCTAAAAGCAACTGTTTAAAGTTCATCGCATTTGAAATTACTTTATTTTCAAATCTATCTACGTATCTAAATGTTGCATTCAAGGGATCATCTTTCATAGGATTGGACATATCTATAACAACGTGTCGTCTTCTTAAAAAAGCTCCTTGATCTTCCAAGTTATTAAAAATTGGATGACTGACATTTGAGCAACATATGAACAATAAGGATTGTTGTTTAGTACCTTTGATTCCAATAGTGGGATCACTCATTGATGCCATATTTAAAGGAGCTCTTTGCGGAGTAATATATTTAATTAACTCCAAACCATCGTCTGAATTTATTTTCTGGGCAAAATCATCGTATATCCAACAAAATTGACCTGTATAGCCTGTGCAATAAGGATCTCCTGGATTTTTAACATATATTAAGTTAGACTGATGCACTTTTTCCGCTTGGTTATTTATAGCAGCAGCTATATATTTAGCAATTGAACTCTTACCAACTCCTGGTGGTCCTGTCAAGTAAATACAAAAGGGCTCTATAGGGTGTGGATTAAAATCCTCATCAATAAAAGTGCCTTTTATATCTACAAGTTCATTTTTCAATTTACTCAACACGGTTAATAAATTGCGTGGTGCATTATTATCAGTGCCTAGGCAATTGATTTGTTCTTCCAACCAAGCACGATAAGTCTTAAACGATCTAACTTCATTAGTATTATAGAACGTTGTTTTCCGTTCCCTATGAATGTTTATGAATCCGTTTATCTCCTTAATTTTGTCGTTAATTTGATCTTCTATATTCAAATCCTTAATCAAAAATAAATTTTGAACTGTCTCTGGTAATTTATTGATAACTCCTTCCAAAATGTTTTGTTTACTAGTAACCTTATCAAACAAATCATAAAATCGTAATAACTCAGTGAGCTTACGTACTAATATAGGATTAGGAATAGTTCCCATCACTAAAGTACAAATTAATGCTAACCAAGTATTTGAAAATACAATTCCTTGGGCTTCAATAGTTGCAGCACCTGCCATTTGATTTCTATGCAAGCCTAATATTCTTTCTAACATTTTGAAATCTACTTTAAATATTTGCGCAAAATTCTTAACTAACAAGAGTTTTCTGCCAAAATGCAAAGATTCTCCTATCAGTAAAGATGGCAACAAATCTATCAAGATATTGACTATACTATCGATATTCTCTTTAGTGAATTCAATACCTCTATCTAACCTTGCGGTTAATCTAAGTGTTTGTGCTACTTGATCTGGCAATCGCATAGTTAGAAATTGCTTTGCAAATTCCACATCAGTAACACATTTATATATATTTTTAACGAAATTCATGATACTAACTTAAATTAATTCGTATTATGAATCTGTATTTATAGTTTTAACTGATAATATTTAGATAAAAATCTAATTTGTGAATTTAATAAAAT